GACTGGTCGACGGCGCTGAACTTCTTCTCGATCCGCTTCGAGGGAAGGGTGCCGGCTTAGATGAGGCGAGGCCAGTTACACAGTTCGGTTGACACACCCGCTGCACCCAATCCTCGCTGCGCACGCCGCCGACCAGGATCATCGGTGGCGGACCGTCCTGCTCGTGGTGTTCTGGCCCGGACTCCGTGCGATCCACGCCCGAAAGAGGCGATGGGCACCGGATGACCCCGATGAGCTTTGGCAACGCATCTACTGGGCATTTCACCAGACTGTGTGCCGGATCGATGTCGCGCACAGGCGCGATCACCTCGTGCAGCGGATCTACAACGCCACCATCCACCGCTTGCACGATGACTACCGGCGCGACTGGATCCACAGCGGACGCGAGACGGCCACCGACCCGGAGGAGATGGCAGATCTCGCCGGCGTCGTCGATGGCATTGACTTCGACCGGCTCGACCTGCGGCGCGCGCACCAGCGGGAGATCGATCGCCTGCAGGCTCACCTCGACGCGGGGCGAATCACCGAAGCGGACTTCCTGCTCCTGGTCGGCACCCGGCTCTACGGGCAGTCGCTCTCGGAGTACGCGCACGGCGTCGGCCTCACCACGGAGGCTGCGAAGAAGCGGCGCCAGCGGGCTGAGGCGGCTATCGCCTGCCACGAAAAGGGGATGCGGTGACGCGGCCGCCGCATGTCCCCGTGTCCGGGGCTCACCCCCCCTTTGTCCATCAGCCAGGGAAGAGCCAAAAGACCCCGGAGGCGAGGAACCCATGATCACCAAGGCCGAAGCCCGACAGCTGATCACCGACCTCTTCGAGGAAGAAGCGCTGATCATCGGCGGCCTGGTCGCGGTCCACAACGTGGACGACGACCTCGTGTGGCGACTGGTGAAAAGCCTCGACGTGATCCGCGGCAAGATCCTGCGTCGCCTGGAGGACAAGGAGATTCCTGACGACACCGCTTCGCCGCCTCACCGGGCGCACCCGAAGCCGCATCCGGCCATCGAGGACTTCCTGCTGTCGCTGAGGAAGGCGTAGCCATGGCCGCGCCCACGCAGCTTGATGTGCAGCGCCATGTCGGCGAGATGTCCGCCGAGGACCAGGACGTCGTCGTCCAGACGCTCGCGGAGATCATCGTCACCTACCTCAAGCTGAAATCCGGCGCCACGCAGCATGCCGGCTGCAGGCGCACCAACCCCGTTGTGAATCGCCGCGCGGCCAAGACTCCGCGCCAGAAGGAGACCCGGGCATGACCATTCCCGACATCTTCCGCAAGCGCCGCTCCGAAGGCGGCGTGCTCCTAGACGATCTGGGCTTCTTGGATCGCGAGGGGGCCGAGGTGTACCACGCCAAGGCCGGCAAGTACCTCTCGAGTCACCTGCTGGCCGAATTCCGCCGCAACCCGCTGCTCTTCCACAAGAAGGAGCTCGGGCTGGTCCAGGACCAGGACCGTCCGGCGTACGTCCTCGGCCGCGCCGCTCACGTCCTGATCCTCGAGGGCCGGCAGGCCTACGAGCGGGCCTACGCGTTCGGCGGACCGATCAACCCCAAGACCGGCCAGCCGTTCGGTAGCCGCACCAAGGCGTTCCAGGACTGGGCACTGGAGCAGGGCAGGCCCGTGCTCGACGACGAGCAGGCGGCCTTGATCGAGAGCCTGGATGCCTCGGTGCGGGCCCACCAGCACGCCGCGGCGCTCTTGGCACAAGGCGTCGCCGAGGGCGTGATCCGCGCCGAGTACTGCGGTCTGCCGTGCCAGGCGCGTCTGGACTGGCTGAACCCCGAGCGCGGCATCGTCGACCTCAAAACCTGCGACAACCTCGACTGGCTTCAGATGGACGCGCGTAGCTACGGGTACGCCCATCAGCTGGCCTTCTACCGCTCCCTGGCCTCCGCGGTCACCGGCGAGCGGCTTCCCGTCTACCTGATCGCCGCGGAGAAGCGCGAGCCGTTGAGAACCGGCGTCTGGCGCCTGAGCGAGGAGGTCCTCGGCCTCGCCCAGAAGGAGAACGAGGAGGGCATCGCGCACCTGATCGCCTGCCGCGAGAAGGACGAGTGGCTCACCGGCTACGAGGACATCCGCACCCTGGAATGGATCTGACACAGGTGGAAGCGGGCGGAATGGCGTGACGCGCCGTCGCCCGGGCGCGTCGGGACTCCCTGGGTCCGCCCGCTTCCCCGCCAACCCGGGCCGAAAGGAGACCAATCGTGAACCTCTTGCAGCAAGTCACCAGCGGACGCAGTCCGGCACCGAGGCGGGTGATGCTCTATGGCACCCACGGCATCGGCAAGTCGACCTTCGCGTCGTGCGCACCTGACCCCGTGTTCATCCAGACGGAGGACGGCCTCGGCGAGATCGACTGCGCCAAGTTCCCGGTCGCCACGACGTTCGATCAGGCCATGCAGGCCCTGTCGGAGCTCTACACCGAACAGCACTCCTATCGAACCGTCGTGGTTGACTCGCTGGACTGGCTGGAGCGGCTGATCTGGGCCGAGGTCTGCCGCAAGCGCAACGTCGAGAGCATCGAGGACATCGGCTACGCCAAAGGCTACGTGTTCGCCCTGACGCAGTGGCGCGAGTTCATCGAAGGGCTGACGGCGCTGCGCAGCGACAAGGGCATGACGGCGATCCTGATCGCCCATGCCCGCATCGAACGCTTCGAGAACCCCGAGACGGATTCCTACGATCGCTACACGCCGCGCCTGCACCGGTTGGCTTCCCAGGTACTGCAGGAGTGGTGCGACGAGGTCCTGTTCGCCACGTTCAAGGTCTTCACCAAGCAGACCGACGAGGGCTTCGATCGCAAGCGCAACCAGGGCATCGGCACCGGTGAGCGCGTCCTGCGCACCGTCGAACGCCCGGCCCACATGGCCAAGAACCGCCTCGCCCTTCCCGATGAGATGCCGCTGGACTGGAACGTCTACGCCCAGCACATCCAGCCCGAACCCGACAGCGCGCCCCAGGGCGGCAAGACCAAAGGAGCGAAGTAGCCATGGCGAACCTCAATGGATTCGATGCCAACAACGTCGATCCCGCGACCGACTTCGAGCCGCTGCCCGCGGGCAAGTACCTCACTGTCATCACCGACTCGCAGATGAAGCCGACCAAGAGCGGCAAGGGGCACTTCCTCGAGCTGACGTTCCAGGTGATCGACGGCCCGTTCAAGAACCGGCTGCTGTGGTCCCGGCTCAACCTGGACAACCCGAACCGCCAGGCGGTCCAGATCGCCCAGGGCGAGCTGTCGGCGATCTGCCGGGCGGTCGGGGTGCTGCAGCCCAAGGACTCGCTCGAACTGCATAACCTGCCCCTGCAGGTCACGGTCAAGTGCAAGAAGCGCGACGACACGGGCGACGTGGTGAACGAGATCCGCGGCTACGGGCGCAAGGATGCTGCGGCGGGCGTGCCCCAGCAGGAGACCTCGAACACGCCGCCCTGGGCCCGCCGATGATCGAGGTCGAGCTGCCGTTCCCTCCGTCGGTGAACCACTACTACCGGCGGGTTGGCCCGCGGACGCTCATCAGCCGCGAGGGGCGCAGGTTCCGCGAACGGGTCTGTGCCGTCCTCGCCCGCCTCGGTATCGGCAGCCTGGAAGGACCACTGCACTTGGAGATCGAGGTCTATCCGCCGGACCAGCAGCGCCGGGATATCGACAACGTGCAGAAGGCGCTCCTGGACGCTCTCCAACACGGGGGGCTGTACGCCGACGACAGCCAGATCAAGAAGCTGAACATCGAGATGCGCGGGTGCGTGCGCGGCGGTCGCACGCTGGTACGATTGGAGGAGCTCCCGGATGCTTGAACTGAGGCCCTACCAGCAGGAGGCGGTGAGCGCGATCTACCGGCATCTGCGGGAGCGGGAGGACAACCCGTGCGTCGTCATCCCGACCGGCGGGGGCAAGACGCCGGTCATGGCGACGATCTGCCGGGACGCCGTGGGGCGCTGGGGCGGACGGGTCCTGATCCTGGCCCATGTGAAGGAACTGCTCGAGCAGGCGCTGGAGAAGATCCAGGTCGTGGCTCCCGAGATGTGGATGAAGACCGGGGTCTATTCGGCCGGGCTGAAGAGCCGCGACACCGAGCACCCGATCATCATCGCGGGCATCCAGTCGGTGTTCCGGCGAGCCTGCGAGCTCGACGCGTTCGACCTGGTAATCATCGACGAGGCCCACATGATCCCGCCCGATGGGGACGGGATGTATCGGACGTTCCTCGAGGACGCCCGGAAGGTGAACCCGAACCTGCGGGTGATCGGCCTGACCGCGACACCGTTTCGGATGAAGAGCGGGATGATCTGCGCGCCCGCCAACATCCTGAACGAGGTCTGCTACGAGATCGGTGTGAAGGAACTGATCGTCCAGGGCTACCTGTGTCCGCTGGTCACCAAGGGCGCAGCGCAGCCGCTGGACACCTCAGGCTTGCACGTCCGCGCGGGGGAGTTCATCGCCGGCGAGGCCGAGGACTTGATGGACACCGACGAGCTTGTGGAGTCGGCCTGCCGGGAGATCGTCGAACAGGCCCGAGCGCGCCGGTCGGCCCTCGTGTTCACCACCGGCATCAGGCACGCAGAGCACGTCGCCGGCGTGCTCGGCCGGATGGCGAGCGAGCCCGTGGCGACGGTATTCGGCGAGACGGCGAGCGAGGAGCGGGATCGGGTCCTGGCGCAGTTCAAGGCGGGCCGGATCAAGTACCTGGTCAACGTCAACGTGCTGACCACGGGGTTCGACGCCCCGAACATCGACTGTGTTGCCATGGTACGGCCGACCCTATCACCGGGCCTTTACTACCAGATGGTCGGGCGGGGCTTCCGCCTGTGCGAGGGTAAGGAGAACTGCCTGGTCCTCGACTTCGGCGGCAACGTGCTGCGACACGGGCCGGTCGACGCGATCCGCGTCCAGGCTGTCCAACAGCGCGCCGGAGGCGAGGCGCCGGCCAAGCAATGCCCCGAGTGCCTGAGCCTGATCGCTGCCGGGTACACCGTATGCCCGGACTGCGGATACGAGTTCCCGCCACCGGAGCGGCAGCAGCACGAGGCCACGGCGTCCACCGAGGGCATTCTATCGGGCGAGGTCACGACGTCGGTCCACGAGGTCCGCGAGGTCTTCTACAGCGTCCACACGAAGAAGGGCGCGCCGGAGGATGCACCCAAGACGCTGCGTGTTGAGTACGAGGTCGGGTTCCACCAGTACTACAGCGAGAGATCGGAAGAGCGTCGTGTAGGGAAAGAGTGTAGATCTCGGTGGTCGCCG